ATACGCTCCTGAAAAGCAGTATTCTCAGCTGCAATCTGACGATTAGTTTCATTAGTTTCTTGCTGACCTCTATAGCCAGCATAACCGCTAAAAATATCACCTAAAAAATCTAACATAATCAAAAATGATCGATCAGACCAGGAACAGAATACATAGGCAATGGTCGTGCAGCATTAATATTAAAAAAAGCATCCAAAAGAAGCTGCTGACCATTAGCACTTGCACCTACCGCTAAATTACGCGCCAAAGGAGGCGTATCCTGAATAAACGTTGAATTCAACGTAGGAAGACTAGTGAACTTTTGAGCATAATGCCAAGGATCAATGGTACCAGTAGCAGTAGACCTAAACAAACCAGTAATCTCAGAAGGATTGTACCTATACTCAGCCCAACGTTCTTGATAACCGAAAACGTTGTTATCGTTAGAATCCCCGCGAACATAAATTTCCTTGTTCAAGATAGCCTGCTCACCAAGCATAGCAAAAGCAGGAAAATAATAATCATACCTAGTAGAACGGCTCCAATGACGCCGTAAACCTTGCTGATAAGTCAAATCAGCTCGGACAGATACGAGACCAATCACATATCCGTGTTCCACGAATGATTGTGTAAAACCATGGCCATTAGCCAAATAAGTACCCATAGCAGCCAAATTACCCTGAGGAGTACTCTGACCATCAGCACCAGTTCCACTTGTCTGAGCAATGGGAGAAATATTTATCGGTGTCGAACCGCCGCCTAAATATTCAGGACGCTGTAAACGAGCGTCAGGAGAAGTAACACCAAAATGAGAACGAAGAATCTCGGTATAACGAGTACCACCACGCGCATCGCGCTCAAGCAACTTTTGAATCTGAAAAGATTGACGAAGCTGATTGATAGTCGCAGCAGTAGCTGCCGATAAATCAGCATATAAACCACTAACACCTGAAGTAACTACACCAAGAGCTTTAGAAACAGAAGAAGTACCAGTAGGTACAGTACCGGGAGCAGTGTTATAAACACCAGAACTAGTCTGTGTTAAACCAGAAGCACTAGAAGCAAAACCATAATTAGTAACTGAACCGTCAGTAAGGCCAATAGCCTTACCAGTACCATAAACAGGAGCAGATGTCCCTAAAGGTAACGTAACTGCTGTACCACCTTTTTGGGGCCATGGCAACGAAGAAGTGAAATAATCATGACGCTTGCCACGTCGAAGCAATACGTAGTTAGTACTGGGGCTTGTGTCTGGCCCATCACCTTTATCGACAACAGAGGAATTCTGTAAATTTTCATCTCTAAACCACTGGTTAAATATGAGGTTGTAACACCTTACAGGAAGCGCAGAATGTGAAACCGTATTACCAGAGCCGACCTGACCAACAGTCGGAAGACCAAGGTAGTCTTGTAAGGAACCGATAGCGTATCCACTTGCAGGGGATACTTGTTGCGGGATAGTGTAAGAAATAGAATCGGAAGGGTTCTCTTGCTCCCCCATAAATTTAACCCAATTGTTCCATACCAAACGGTTAGGAACAAAGAAAAAGAACGAGTCCAAATGGAGATTATCCATAACTGGGAATATTGGGGTGGCCAATCGACCAAACATCGTAACATTGACATTAAACGTGTCTCCCGGCAAAACCTCCTCGCACATAATAGGCACTAAATAACCACTATCAAAAGTAGTCTTAAGAGTTTTCTGCATAGAAAATCTACTGCGGGGGATATCAGCACGGGGAACCATTGCAAAATTGTGTGCATCAACCGATTTATTATGAAACATAAATACTCCAATTAAAAAAAAGCACCCCCGAAGGGGTGCAAGGGTCAAACAGGAATCAAAACATCCTTAGCCCTAACTAGAACTACAGGACTTCCGTCAAAAATAAACTCACCAGTATTATCATTAAACTCACCCATGAGATACAAATCAAAGTCATCGGGATGCTTATTAAGCTGGTTGTCAGCAGCACCACGATTAACTTCATCAGTAAAATCACGTATCGCAACATTACGATGGGGAACACAAAAAGGCCGATTAAAAACTTCGGCAGCACGATCTTTAACAGAACAAACATAATGTAACATAATGACCTTTAAAAAATTATAAAATACGTTTTGATAAACTAGACCTAGAAGTACTCACCAACTGGCGAGCGTTCTTACGAACAGGCATATTTTCATAAGCCAAACGTTCGACTTCCATATCGGCTCTCGCCGTAGAACGAAACTGCATATCCAATGCTAAATCAGATCCAACCTCCTTAAGTAAAGTTTTATAAAAACGAGGAACAGGGGCACGAGTCCCCTGAGCAGTAATCACACTTGCGTGTGGAAAAACATCAGTCATAAAATAATCAGAAAACCATGAGCGACCAATGCCCTTAGACATAAGCATAAACTCAGGATTAGGCAACACCAACTCACCAGTAACATCATCTTTATACAATGGTTCAGGTTGTTGCAAGCCCTTAATCTTTTTCAAGATATAACGGGCAATGTATGCTGCACTCTCAAAATTAAGGGTACCAATGAGGTGGTTTCCTTTGGGCCATACCCGAGTAACGACATCAGAAGTGTAAGTCCGGTCACCACCAACAGCACGACCAAAAACGCGGCGATCATCGCTAAAGTCCACTCCAAACAACGCAATATGAAAGTGAGGACGTCTGGTTTCATCTCCATATTCTCCCGAAGCTACATACCGAAACTTGAAACCGGCTTTACGCAAACGCTTAAAAAAACGTTGCAGGTCATCCTTAAAAAGTTGACCGTGTTCCGGCAACCAAGCATCATTATATGTGAGGTTCAGCATACAAGACACCTTGTGCATTTGTTGTTCGTGAGTGATGCGTATTGCCCATTCTCTCGAATAAGCTAAACGACACTCTATACATTGACCGCACTTGATCGGGCCATGAGTTGGATGTGACCACTGCGTTGTGCACACTTAGACCCTATAGACGGATACCGCCACGCATAGGACCAGCCGTAATGTTGATCAACTTGGTAGTTGAAATATTACGCTTAAAGTGACTCGCACTGTGATGCTTGTTAGCGCTATGACGATGTAAAGGTTTCATGAATGACTCCATTAAAACAAAAAAGAAAAAAGGTGTCAATAGGCACAGTTACATCAAGTAGAAAAACTGTGCCCACCACTACCGCTCAGCAGCTAAGACGCTGCACCGGCCGCTTTAGCGGCCTCCACAACAGGCGAGGACTCATCCTTAGGCTTAGCATGAGGAACAGCCAAACCAAGGCGCACCGCCTCATCCACATTGTCAGGATTGGCAAAAAACTCCAAAAACTCTTGTGGAGAGTTATGGAATCTTGCACGCACTTTTGCGTCCATACGCATAAAATTCTCATCAGCCTGACGAACTACGTTCATAGCTGATTGGAAATCAAAAATGCCCTCGTAATCAACATACTGGGGCATAGAGACTGGATCAGGTAAATGACCAGTCTTCATAAAACGATCAACAATCGTATTAATATCGGCTTCCTCTTTAAACTGCTGTTGAGTCAAAGACGAATCCATACACTTAAGCCCAGTCTTATCAGACATGGGACCAAAATCATCATAAGCAGAAATAAACTTCATAAAAAAACTCCTTAACGTCGTAACATAGCAATAAAAGACAAAATAGTATCCAAAGCAGGCTTATACTGACCAAAACGCCGACCTAAATTATCGGCTTTGTCAATAGCTTCAAGATCATACTTAAGCAAATCAGACTCACGCATAGTCTTACCAGCTAACCACATCATTTGATTCTTACGCTCGGCTTCA